CTAATTAAATAATTAATAAAAGGTATGGGGTCCTTTCAAAACCCCACCAAAACATTAGGGGATATGTGAACTTAAATGGCAATAGTAAATAAAAACTTCAAGGTGAAAAATGGCATTAACGTAGCTGGACCTGCAACATTCGATGCAGCAGTAAATGTAGACAACTTAGTCTTAAATTCAACCCCCCTTGCCTTCGACTCATCAACTGGAAGATTAAAGATCCAGATAAATGGTGCTTGGAAGGAAATCGCCCTCCTTACAGATGCGGCGGAAGATCTAGGTGCTTTAACATTTATGGATATTGGACTGGCAATAGATTATGACGGCCAGCCAGTATATACAGTTTTTGCAAATGGAGTAAATACAGCAGCCACAAAGTTTGCGGATGGTGGAGATTACTCAACAGATATATACAGCATGACCTTTGATTCTGGAACAATTTCGTAATTGTTTTGGAATTATTGTAGTGCTATAATTAACAAATAAATCTAAACAAGGGGTGGCAAATATGTCAACAGTAAGAATTCAAGTAAGAAGAGGTACAGCTTCACAATGGACCTCAGTAAATCCAATTTTGGCAGCAGGAGAAATGGGTGTAGAGTCAGACTCAAACCTATTTAAGTTCGGTAACGGATCTTCTACCTGGACCGCCCTTGCATATGCAAATAATTCAGATGTAGCGATTGGTGAAATTTCCCAAGACGCAATTAACACCGCACTTACAATGGGAGCGGGACTAACAAAGACATATAACGATGGATCTAATACCATTACAATAAATGTCGATTCAAGCATTATTGCAACTAAAAATTACGTACAGGAAACCGTACTGGCATTATCAAATACAGTTGACGAGGGATTTATACCACTTTCTGATCGCGGCACAGCGCTTGGAGTAGCATCACTTAACAGTGTCGGTAAAGTTCCAGCATCAGAACTAGACATAACAGAAACAATTCAAGATGTTGTAGCTACTGAAATTACTGCTGGCACAAACATCGTTAAAACTTATGACGATGCAGGCGGATACCTAAATATAGCAGTTTCAAACTCTCCAAATTTTTCTGGAACAGTAAACGCTACCACACTTAATGCAATTAACCTAGATGTTGCAACAGGCCTCACAGCTAATAACGTAACCATTTCAGGCAACCTGACAGTTAATGGAACTAGCACTACAGTAAATTCTACAAATGTAACAGTAGACGATCCAATGATTTATATTGGAGATGGCAACCAATCAAACGCACTTGACCTTGGAGTCGTTGCAGCATTTAATGACGGAACATACCAGCATTCTGGTCTTGTTCGTGATGCATCTGATGGCGGAAGATGGAAACTATTTTCTGGTGTTACCGCAGAGCCTACAACAGTAGTAGACTTTACAACATACACAAAAGACGACCTTCAACTCGGAGGACTATTTGCAGACCGTGCATCAATTGGAGATGTTTCAAATGCTGAACTTCAGACATTAAATGGAGTTACTTCAGCCATACAAACACAACTTAATTCAAAATACGATGCAGCAAACATATCTCAGGTATACGGACAAATAGACCTAAAAGCTCCTATTATTAGTCCAACATTTACAGGAACAGTAACTTTGCCTGACTCTGCAGTTACAGAACCAATGATGAACGTAAGCTCAGTAGGATCTAGAGCAATTGTTTCTGGTGCAGTAATAACTACAAAGATTGCAGACGCAGCAGTTATTGCAACAAAGATTGCAGACGCAGCAGTCACTCCAAGTAAAATTGAAGACCTAGCAGTCAATTCAGCAAAAATTGCAAATGGTGCTGTTGGAGCTACAAAGCTAGCAGACCTTGCAGTGGAAACCGCAAAGATTGCAAACCAAGGAGTAACAACTTTAAAGCTAGCCGACGACGCAGTAACAACTTTAAAGATTGACGACGAAGCAGTAACAAATCAAAAATTATCTGATGACGCAGTAACAGCAGCAAAGATTGCAGATCTTGCAGTAACAACCGCAAAGTTGGCTGACGATTCAGTAACAACCGCAAAGTTGGCTGATGATTCAGTAACAGCAGCACAGATCGCAGCATCTGCTGTAGGAACCAGCGAGATAGCCGATAACGCAGTAACAGCAGCACAGATCGCAGCATCTGCTGTAGGAACCAGCGAGATAGCCGATGGCGCAGTAACAGCAGCAAAGATCGCAGACTTAACAATAACAACTTTAAAGCTAGCCGATGATTCAGTAACAGCAGCAAAGATCGCAGCATCTTCTGTAGGAACAAGCGAACTAGCGGATAATGCAGTAACTTCAGGAAAAATTGCAAACGGAGCAATATCTAATTTAGATATTAGCGACACAGCAGAAATTTCTCCACTAAAAATTGCTGGAGAGGCAATAGTAAAAACTAACACTGGTGGAATTACAAACGTAATGCTTGCAGGATTTATTGATCAGTCTAAAATTACAGACTTGGTTTCAAACCTTGCGGCAAAAGCCCCATCAGCAGCACCTACATTTACTGGCACAGTAGTATTGCCAGCAACTACATCAATCGGAAACGTTTCAGCAGATGAAATTGGATATGTTGATGGTGTAACTTCAGCAATACAAACACAATTAGATTCAAAGCTAGCGATAGGTACAGCATCTTCAACCTACCTTGCTAGCGCAACAGCTGCCGCAACTTATGCAACTATTACAAATGACAATCTTAAAGCACCACTTGCATCACCAACATTTACAGGAACTGTAGTTTTGCCAACAGTTACTGCAGGTGGAAGCATAGTTCCTGCAACTGACAACACATTTGACTTAGGTTCTCCTACAAAGATGTGGAAAGATATCTACGTAGGTCCAGGATCACTATACGTTAACGGTCAGAAGGTTATTCAAGATGAATCAGGAGCAATTGTTGTTTCTGCCGACATTAATGAAAACCTTGGCCTAAGAACAAGCGGAAGCGGTAACATTGAACTAGATCCAACAGGAACTGGCTCTGTTAATATCAAGGGACCTTTAGTAGTTGAAGCAGGAGCTAACTTCTCAAGCGCAGACGGTAATGGAATTGCCTTTAGCAATGGAGTAAAAACTGATAGTATTACAAGCAAAACAACAAATACAGACTTATCATTATCTGGAAACGGTACAGGAAAAGTTTACCTTAATGATAATGCAGAAGTAAATGGAAACCTTGTTGTTGGTGGAAACCTAACAGTAAGCGGAACAACTACAACTGTAAACAGCGAAACAATTTCTTTGGCTGATAACATTATTGACCTAAATAGTAACTTTACTACAGGTGCTCCAACAGAAAACGCTGGACTAAGAATCATGCGTGGAGATTCATCTGCAGTTCAGATTCGTTGGAACGAATCTACTGATAAGTGGGAGTTTACAACTGATGGAACAAACTATTCTGTAATCGCACCAACTGCATCACCAACATTTACAGGTACAGTTACAATCCCAGCAGGCGCAAGTATTGCAGGATTTGCTCCAATTGCTTCACCAACATTTACTGGAGCAGTAACAGTTGCAGCATCTGGAGTAGTATTTACAGACGGTACACAGACTAAGGCTGGCGTTCCTTCTATTACTAACATTCCAACTGCATTAGCAGCAGGAGCAGTTACAATCGGAGCAGATCGGGCAGATCAGTTTGTACCACTAAATGGAGCAGTAGTAATTACTCTACCAGCAACAGGATACGTAACTGGACAATCAATCGACTTCCACCAAGCATCATCTACAGGAGCAAGGTTTGAATCAACTAATGGAGTTGTTGGAACACCAGGGCTTAAGTTTAGAACAACTAACTCAGTTGTAACAGCAATGAAAATATCAAGCGGATGGTTGGTCTTTGGAGACCTTTCAGCGTAATTCGGATTAAGGGAGAATATATAAATGTCAAAACAAGCAGGTAGAATGAGCCAAGGAGCTAATGACTTCCTGGCACCATATGCACCAATTATTGGTACAGCAACAAATGTTGGAACTAATCGTCCGTACAACAACGGCGCAGTTACAATAACATTTACCCCAGACGACAGAAATGCTGCAACATCATTTACAGCAACAGCCAGCACGGGACAAACTGTAACAGGTGCATCTTCACCATTAACAATTACAGGTTTCGGTGTAGGCGCTACGCCAACCGTAACAGTAACAGCAAGTAATGATAACGGAACATCCCTTCCTTCTGCCGCATCTAATCAAGTTACAGTAACAACAGTTACCTCAACACCAGCGGCTCCAGTAGCAACAGCGCAAACAAATCAAGACTATGTTACATGGGCAGCACCAGAAAATAATGGAGGGTCATCTGTAACTGGGTACATACTTAAGTCTTCTGATGGACCAACTTATTCAACAACTGGAACCTCATACACTGTACCAGAAACAGCAAATACTTCACAGACATATCAAGTACTTGCCATAAACGGAAATTTAAATTCTGCTTACTCTGGAAGTTCAAATTCTGTAACAACTCTAGCCCCGTTTTTCCCGCCGTTTTTCCCACCAGCGTTCTTTAGCCCACCAGGCTTCTTCTCGCCACCTTCATTCTTCTCGCCACCAGCGTTCTTCTCGCCACCAGCGTTTTTTAGCCCACCAGGCTTCTTCTCGCCACCTTCATTCTTCTCGCCACCAGCGTTCTTCTCGCCACCAGCGTTCTTTAGCCCACCAGGCTTCTTCTCGCCACCAGCGTTCTTTAGCCCACCGTCTTTCTTTAGCCCACCAGGCTTCTTTGCGCCACCAAACTTCTTTAGCCCTCCAGGGTTCTTCTCACCTCCAGGGTTCTTCTCACCTCCAGGGTTCTTCTCACCTCCAGGGTTCTTTGCACCTCCAGGGTTCTTCTCACCTCCAGGGTTCTTCTCACCTCCAGGTTTCTGTATTGATCAAGATACACTGATTACAATAATCGGAGAAAACAATACAATAGAATACAAAAAAGCTTCAGATGTTCAAATTGGAGATAATGTTTGGGGTGTAACTTGGGACGGACTAGATAGCGAATTCTCAGTAGACCCTTACACATGGTCCAGCTCAGAACTAAACAATCTAGCAATTGTTCCAACTGTTATAACAAACATAATTCCTTCTGTTAAAGAAGTTACACTATGTATTAACGGTAACCCTGCTCACAGATTCTCTCTAGAACAAACAATTCTTGTGAAAAGAAATAACACATATTTCTTTGGAGTAACTGGAATTTTAGAGCCAGGAGACGAAGTAATTTCTAGAAATGAAGATGGATCTTTCTCTTCTATTCTAGTAAATGAAATTCAAATTATCGATGAAAACAGAAATGTTTATGAGTTCGATGCAGCTCCTAATGACATTTTAATAGCGGGAGGATTAGTAGTACATAATAGAAAATATTTTGCATAAATGTCTATTTACCACCTACATATCCCACGCACTGCTGGAATACATATAAAGAATCATGTGCTGCCCCACCTAATTACTGGTGGGGTTTCACATTTTGTTTCAAATAGAACAATAATAGAACCATCTGTTATAAATAAAAGTTTATTTGTTGGCGGACATTTTGGAACCATGCCCTTAGATTATATGAACAACCCAGAAGTATTTACAATAATAAGAAATCCAGTAGATAGATTTGTAAGCTATTTTAAATATACAACTGGTTTAATAAGGGCGGGCAAAGAATCTGAAGAAAAGCTTGAGAGCTGGCTATATGGAGAACAGTCCGAAATGCAGTCAAACCTTCAGACTAAATTTTTAATTGGAAAAACAAACATTGATCAGTTTAATAAACACTTTAATTATTTTCAGCATACTATTGATAGCGGATGGTACTTGGAAGGAATAGAGGGCGGGCCTCAAAAAGCAATTGACAATTTACAAAATTTTTACTATTATACACTTGAGGATATATCCTTGTTTAAAGAAGATTTAAATAAGGCATTAAAAAATAATTTTGGGTTTGAGTCGTTTAAACACAGGTCAGACCCAGCAAATAGATCCCCAGGATTAGAGTTAAATTTAACAAAATCTCAAATAAGTAAAATAGAAGATTTAAATAAAATGGACATGGAGGTGTATGAGTATGTATCAAAGAATAAAAAAAGATACTAAATGGTCAATTAAACATTTAGGCTTTTGTGATATAAAAATGATAAAAGCAGAAGTTTCTAATTTTTCTGATGAGTGGCTTTTAAATACTACAAGACAAAATCATGGACTTGTTCACACAAATACAGAAATGTTTAGAATATGCTCAACCCCATACGAGTGGACCCCAGACCTAGAGATTATTACAACTTATGAAAATTCTCTAAAAACAAAAGAAGCCCAAGAAGAATTAGATAAACTTTTTAATTATCTGGAAGAACACTATTGCGGAAAAGTAATTAGATGTGAGATAATTAAGCTACACGCAAATTCAGAAGTTCATAAGCATGTTGATGCAGGCCCCCTATTAAATTTTTCTAGGAGAGTCCACATCCCAATCATTACTAATAAAGACGTTACCTTTACGGTCTTTAATAATACCATTCATATGGAAGAGTTTGGTATCTACGAAATAAATAATATGCTACCGCATGCCGTTAGCAATAAAAGCAGTGAAGACAGAACCCATTTAATTATTGACATACTACCTGATGATATGTTAAACTATACTAAACTAGGAGAATAAATGAGTAACATTAGTCAAAATTGGTCATCAAAAGAAATGCTATTTCCAGGCATGTGGGTATACCGCAACGTATTTACCCCAGAGCTTGACATCATGAACAGAGTAAGTGTCTTGCTAGAAAATAATTCAAGTGGCTTGTCATGGCAGGACGCCACAGTAGGATACATGGAAAAGAAGCCAAGCTATAGAGACTGCAGAGATTTTAAAATTGGAGAAATTACTAATCCAATAAACGATGATCAAGCCACACTTGCTACAATTTGGCAAGACTCTTACAATGCACAGATACCAGCGGTTGAAGATTATTGTGCTGCATATAACGTTAGAATGAATTACTGGGAAGTAATGAACTTTATTCAGTATGGTCCAGGACAACATTTTCAAGAGCATGCAGACCATGGATTTTCTTACAGCGCCACAGTTTCCTTAGTTGCTTACCCAAACGATGAGTATGAAGGCGGAGAACTTGTTTTTCCAAAATTAAACTTAAGCATTAAGCCACAGGCTGGAGACCTATACATATTCCCATCAACCTATCTCTTCTCTCACTTAGCCGCACCAGTAACTTCTGGTAGAAAATATTCAATTGTAACAATGCTTGATTATAATGATCACGCACACAACCAAGAGTTTATGCAAATGAGAGCCGAAAGGGTTGAACGTGAAAAACATAAAGGTATACAAAACTAGAGATGGTCTTGCAAACGTATCTCCATTGTCTGTTAAAAGAGACTGGATGGATGATACTTGGAAGGCCCATGCATATAAATGCTTTCCTGTCAGCTTAACTAATCAGCTTGGCTGGGGTATATCTTTCCCAGAAGACATAACTTTTATATGGGACGGAATCTCTGATACATCTGGAGAGCATGTAAAAATTCTTAAAGGTGAAAAATATGCCTATCCAGATCGTGCAAATGCGACTGTAAGCTTTCGTACTGGAGTAATGTTTATCACAGACCCAGAAGAAACTTTGCTTTCAATGCCAGTGCCAAATCAATTTATTGATGGTGTTGTTCCATTTACAACGCTTGTTTCAACATCGTTTTTTAGGGGAGACCTTCCCTGTGCTTGGAGAATTACAAGGCCAAATGTAGAAATAACAATAAAAGCCAATACCCCAATAATATCAGTCATACCAATGAATTTAATGGAATTACAAAATTCAGAAATGGAATTGCGAGATATTCATGAAGTACCAAAAACAGAATTCCTTACTCCAGCATATTCAATAGCGCTTGAAGAAATTAATCAGTCTGGGGAATGGTCAAATTTTTACAGAGACGCCGTTGATAATCTTGGAAACAAAATAGGAGAGCATCAACTAAAATCAATAAGATTAAAGGGCGGTACAGATGCCAATTGAATTTAATGTATATAGGCTTTCAGATAGCCTAGGAAATTTAACTGCATTGGAAACTAAAAGAGACTGGATGGACGAGACGCCAGAAAAACACGCATACAGATGTTTTCCGCTTGGCCTAGTAAATAATCTTGGATGGGGAATATCTTTTCCAAAAGATATAACTTTTATTTGCAACTCAAATCCAAAACCACAGCAAAAATATATAGAAGTAATTTCTGGAGAAGAGTACCTATACATTGATAGCAGAAATGATATAATTACATTTAACACTGGGCTGATGTTTAAAACAGATGAGAATTTAACCTTGTGGGTAAAAAGAGTTCCAAACCAGTTTATAGACGGGATTCACGTTTTAGAAGTTTTATTAAATGCTTCGTTTTTAAAAGGTCAGCTAAGCCCAGCGTGGAAAATTTCAAAAAAAGATGTTCCAATAACAATAAAAGCGGGCACCCCAGTAGTTTCAGTATTACCAATAGATCTAGCACAAATAAATCACTCTACTGCCATAATAAGCAACGGATTGGATTTGCCCCTAGATGAAGTACAGAACGATCCAGAATATACCGAGTATGTTACTAGAAGACAAAAAGATGGGGATTGGGCTGGCCTATATAAAAATGCTGTTGATCATAAGGGAAATTCTCTTGGGTCCCACCAGGCCAAAAAAATAATACTAAATGTTCGTGATATTAGTAAATAAATAGAAATGGTATAATGATAATATGAATAATAATCAAGCAATAGCAAACGACTGGAATAAGCATAACGCCCCCAAGTCAATAACTCCATCTGGTTTTTTTGGAGACTCTTCCGACAACATCGTAGAGTTAGAGAATTTTTTAACCACAGAAGAGCGAGAAAGACTTATTAATTTTGCTTTAAATAATAAAATTTGGGACCACACAGAAACCCATAAAGATGAAGATGGTCTTGTTTTATACGACGCCGACATTTGGAAGGATAGGGTATGTACATACAATTCCCTCATGGCGTCAGACCCAACAATTCTTGAGTTAATAAATAGCATGATTGCAAGATTAAAAATTGAAGTAGACAAATTTTTTGATGTTGATGCAAAAGAAACTGGCCCAGCAATTGTAAGGTGGCCAATAGGTGCAAGACAAGAGCCACATGCCGATAAAGAATTCCACACAGGAATTGAACAGGGAAGAGCAAATGATTTTCCTTGGTACGATTTATCGGGATTATTTTATTTTAATGATGATTACGAAGGCGGAGAACTTTATTTTCCGCAACACGGAATAGAGTTTAAGCCAAAAGCAGGAGCTGCTTATTTCTTCCCAGGAGATAGGTTTTATACACACGGAGTCCGCCCAGTAAAATCTGGTAATAGATTTACATCGCCGTTTTTTTGGACAATACAAAAGCATACTGGAGACAAACAACCATGAGTAATTTAGAATATGTAGAGTTATACCCAAAAGTAGATGTATACAGAAATGTTTTGCGTGACCCAAAAGCTTTATACGAAACAATGAAAAAATCAGAAAGAACATCTGAAGGAAAGCATTATTTAAAAAATTGGGACAAGTGGGCATCTTTTGGAACATATACACAAATAAAAGATACTGCTGAAATAAATGAAGACAATCAGGACCCAATGTTTATCGAAGAAAAAGATTTTGCTAAACAGGTTCAAGATGCCTACGACCTAGTTTTAAATGACTACATCACCAGACACGGAGTTGAGCTACCAGAAGACTGGTATTTTACTGGATCCTCATTCTCAAAATATAACGACCAGGTTGATGTTTTAGAAAACAAAATGACAATGCAGTACCACACAGACTATATTATTTCTCAAAGAGAAATGCCTGGACCAAAATTCTTACTTACATGCACAATGTATATCAATGATGATTATGACGGCGGAGACATTGAGTTTGTTGTTGATGGCAAGATAGTAAATCACAAGCCACAGGCTGGAGACATTTTAGTGTTTCCTTCAGACGAACCATATTTTCATGGAGTTAAAACAATTTACAATGGAGAAAAGTTTTTTGTTAGAAACTTTGTAATGCACAGATATGCTGGCTCAAAAGAATGGCTACAAAACCAACTTACTTTTGGAGCATACAACTGGATGAAAAAAGAATCAAAAAGAATTGATTTTGAAGATCCAAGAAATATGAGATATTTGCAAGACGGAAAGCCAGTAGAGTATGACGATTTGGTTGGAGACAAATCGGGACCTGGTGCAATGTAATGAATCTAATAAAGCTATCTGATGATATATTTTTATATGAAGGTTTTATTACACCAGAGGAATGCACTTCTGTAATTAATGTTTTAAAAGAATTAGAGGAAACTGATGAGGATTACTGGAAAGGAATTTCTTTTTATGAATCTTATTCTGCTAGGTATCCTTACGACGGAGAGCCAATACTAGAAAAATTTAATTTATCAAATACTTGGTTTACAGATATACAAGAAAAATTTAAAGTAGCTGCATCTGAAGTTGCAAATAAAAATGTTTCAGATATGTCAAAAATAAGTTTTCACGTGCAGAGATGGTTGCCAGGAGCATTTGCCCCAAAGCATTCCGACAACAGTGACAATAAAGGTAAGATGGGAGCATTTACTAGAAGTAGATATGCTGGATTCTTATACCTGAATGATGACTTTGAAGGAGGGACATTAAAATTTGACGCTGATCACGGAAACCTTCCAATGGAAATTGTTCCAAAAGCTGGATCATTTTTAATTTTTCACGGCGGGCATAAAAATATGCACGAGGTAACAGTAGTAAAAGGTAGTCCAAGATATACACTTGGATCATTCTGGGACGACAGAGAAGAATCAGATTACCCACAAGAAGTCCGTGACGAATGGGCAAAAGAATTAGCAGAAGTTAGGGCAATGCAAAAAGGCGAACAAGAAGACTGGAAAAAAGTTCGTGAAAAAGGTTTAAGATTAACCCCCGATGGGTACAATATCCCAGCGTCTGAAGTGGAGAATATTTAATGGAAATATCAAAAGAAACATTTAACCCAAACGACATGTATCACATGTTTGACGTACAAATTCTTGAAAAAGACATATGGTACATTAAAAATGTTTTAAGCTACCCAGAAGAGCTATTAAAGTTTATACACCTTGTGGATGCAGACGAACGAAGCCACCAGGCAATTACAAAGTGGGAAGACTGGACAGCAAGCAATGACGCTTCTCTTATTTATGGAAACAACAAAAATATTTTAACAGAAAATGTATTGAATAAAACAGATGATGAAAAGCTAAACCAAAAAATACTTTATATTAAAAACAGTTTTGAAATGGCAGCACAGATGTCTTTTGAAATGTATTTGGCTTCGCACCAGCTAGACAAGAATTCATATAGCCTTAAGATGCAAAGCATTCCATTAAGGCGCTGGGTAAAAGGATCTGCAATGGGTCCACATTGCGATAGCTACGACGGAGACACAGACCTAGCATTTTCTATGATAACTTACATAAACGATGAATATGAAGGTGGAGAAATAAGCTTCCCAAACCATAACATATCGTTAAAGCCAGCACCAGGAAGTCTTGTTATTTTTCCAAGCCAAGAGCCGTATCTTCATGAAGTTAAAGAAGTTGTGTCTGGCGAAAGATATACTTCACACTTATCTGCATATAAGATCTAAGGTGGTATAATTAAAAAATGGCAACTACAGGCGTTAATGGATGGCGTTTCCCAAGTTACTCGGACTCACCCGACGTACCTAGAGATCTTGGTATTTTAGGAACAGACATCGCTGCTTTTATTGCAGCAAATCCTGGACCACAAGGCCTAACGGGTCCATCCAATACACTAAGCGTAGCCGCAACAAATACACTTAATGCTGGACAGAGTGCCTCAGTAACAATTAGCGGAACATCACCTACACAATCTTTGACATTTAATATACCAAGAGGTCAAGACGGAATTTTAGGCGGACCAGGACCCTCTAATATTTTATCAATAGGAACAGTAGATTCAGGATTAACCGCATCTGCAACAATTACTGGATCCTCTCCGTCACAAATTTTAAACCTAATACTTCCCAAAGGTGACAAAGGCGAACCTGGAACCCCAGGAACAAATGGGACAAACGGAGCTAAGGGAGATACTGGCGAAAGAGGCTTACAGGGATTTCCTGCGGCAACAATTGCAATATCCCCGACAGTCACAACAGGTGCTGCTGGTTCCCAAGCTGCAGTAACAAATTCTGGAACAGCTAATGATGTTGTTTTAAACTTTACTATTCCAAGAGGCGCAGATGGCGCTCCTGGCGCTGCTGGCGCTCCTGGCGCAACAGGCGCAACAGGCCCATCTCCTAGCATAGATCCAATTGCAACAAGAATTTCATTGGTAGCCACGGCCACTTCGTCTACTGGTGTTAACTCTTCTTGGTATCCGTTTGTAACTAACAGCTTTAGTTTAGGTTTACTTGGACCAATAAACTCTGGCCCAGATAACGTAACAAGAGGCTGGAAAAATATATATTTAAATTCAGCAGCTACTGTTATATCAGATCAAAGAACAAAAGAAAATATTTTGCCTTCTGACCTTGGGCTATCTTTTATAAATAGTCTTGAGCCAGTAAAGTATAATAAAATTGATGGAAATAGAACTCACTACGGATTAATTGCCCAGCAGGTTAAATCTGTTTTAGATCAAGCAAATGTTTCAGATTTTGGTGGATGGGTTATATCCGATATTGCAGATCCAGAAGGCCAACAAGCATTAAGATATGAAGAGTTTATTTCTCCTTTAATTAAAGCGGTACAAGAGCTTACGGCAAGAGTAAAATCACTAGAAGAAAAGTAGGCTTGGGATGTCATACAAAAGCGTAGTCTTAAATGACCATCCAACATCATTTTATTTGTTAGACGAAGTTATATCAGGCAACATAGCATCTTACTCGGGACTAATTTCTCAATTTGCAACATATCAGCAACTAAAGGACAGCGGGTTAACATACTCTGCATTAAGCGGTTTGCCTGTATATGATTACTCTGGAAATTTAAACAATGGATATGCAGTAAACTCTTCAACAAAAGAGTTAATGCCATTAATTTCTGGTGGAATAAGAGGCACTCAGGTTCTTCCTTATACATCTATTAATTATATTTGTCAGGGTATTGCAAATGAATACAATAGCGATGATTCTTTTACGCTTGAAGCTTGGTGCTCCCTTCCACCAATTGAAAGCGATATAACAATAGTCGCAGACACATCTATTAATGCAGGTATTTTTTATAAAAATGGAAATATTGTTTTTAGGGTTGGCTCAGCCGAAGCTCATTATACTGCATCAAACGCAGAGTCTTTGTATGTAGTTGGTATATTTCAAAATTCATCAATCTCTCTTTATGTAAACGGATATATTGTTGACACGGCTTCAGTAGAAGGATATAGATTCTCTAACGCAACTATTAACTTTAAAACAGGTCCAGCGGATGGAAAATTTGTTATTGACTGTGTAGGGTTTTATAAATTTAATCTTTCCCCAAATCAAATCAAGCAGCATTACCTTGAAGGAATAAAAGAAATTAATTCATCTCAGATAGTTGATTCAGATGGCGGGTACATGTTTAGTATGAACTCCTCTGCAATTAAACCAAAGTTTAAGTTCTCCTATCCAGAATCAAGATCCTGGGCAGACGTATTTGCAAGCGGAATGTCTTTATCTAATGATGGATCTTATTTATATTTACCAGAAACCACCGAGCCAGTTGCAGTAAGCCATTCCTTTACAGATTATTTTATTGTCCCTAATTACTTAGACATATCCACCAGTCAAATATACTGGTCTAATAATGTAAAAGGAATTAAGGTCGAGGTAAAAATAGATGGGGCGGAATGGAAAGAGTGTAAAAACGGAAGCCCCCTCCCATACTATAATAAAAATGATAATCAGATAGCAGATATATTAGAGTTAAGAGTCACCATGTCATCAGATGACACAAGCAAGTATCAGCCTATATTAAGAAATCTAGAGATATTGTTTTATAGTTCAAAAAATTTTTATAGCGACAACTCTGGGTATTATGTATCATCAAATTTTGACTATGCTTTGCCAAGAAACAATGAAAGAATTCTATCTTACAATAAGAACAATGGATTAAAGATGCATAATGGGCATGGGTTTAGCTTAAACAACATACCAGATGTTAGATCAGTTGAAATGATATTTACCCCAGAATTGGGAGAAAATGTATTGGTATCTGCTTCTTCAAAAATATATGAATGGTCATCTTCTGGGGCTATATCTAAAACAGCAATTTCTTCAATATATGTAAATGGCATAAATAGGACAGCCGAAACAAATGTTTTTGACTTTATGTCAGTAGGGCTTCCCCACCATGTTGTTATAACCTTTACCTCGGCTGCATCTAACTTAAAATTTAATCAAAACCAGACAGATTCAAAATCAGGAATTGGAAGCATGTATAACAATTTGGCTATATATCAAGAGGCACTCACACAGGCCAAAATAGCCCAACACTATTTGCTGTATACTGGAAATATTGTAAAACTTATAGATGACACCAATATGACTATATCTGAGGCAACAAGCGGGAATGACTCTACTTCATTCACATTGACTTCTGTAGAGCCCCTGTCAGTAAGTCTTTAATATTTGCAAAGGTATGGCATAAATCTGGACTTTGGTCTCAGATAATGGTATGATTGTGGTCTATGGATATCTTAAAGAAAAACACTAAAATTGTCGAAGAGACAACCCTTGGCATATATGTCTGGGAAATGCCTGATGGCAGATGGATTGGAGATGATGATGGCAATTTTCTTTCGATCACGGCAATCAAAGGCAATAGATCCAAAATCGATGCTTTGGCTAGAGAGGTTCGCTCATACGGTATTCATGAGGGCCAACCTAAATTCCTTTCAGGGCGCAGAAAAATTAACAACGAAGAGCTTGAAGAGCAAGAACAAAGACTTAGATGGGGACTCCCCCCAGATCCATACGACATAGGGGTTTACAAGGACTCTGTATCAAGAGGCGGTAAAGTACAATGACACGCAATATAGAAGTTTTAGAAGACGATGAGTCATCTAATACAATTGATATTTCAAACACATCTGACTGGTTTCATTTCCAAAAAGCGGAAGACTCCGAAGACCCATTTAAAATGGGCCTAGAAGAAATTAAAAAGCTTAGAGGCCTAGGAACAAACTTTAAACGTAAAATCAACCGTGATTTTTCAAAAGCATTTGTTGGTAAAGACGGAGCCGAAACACAGCAAAATCTTTTGCAACAAGCTATTAGCGGATATGCATTATTTGATCTTGTAGAACCAACTTATAACCTAGAATACCTTTCAAAAATTTATGAGGTTTCAACATATAACTACGCAGCAATTAACGCCAAGGTTTCAAATATTGTTGGTCTCGGATACATTTTTACAGAAACATCAAAAGCCAAAGACGCCATGGACGCCATCACCGATCAGAAGCAGGTGGACAGAGCACGTGCAAAAATTGATAGAATTAAAACACAGCTAGATCGCTGGCTTGATGATTGCAACGAAGAGGAATCATTTACAGAGACACTTATAAAGGCCTACACGGACCTTGAGGCAACTGGAAACGGTTACATAGAGGTTGGACGTACAACCGCTGGAGACATAGGCTACATCGGCCATATACCAGCCAAAACAATGCGTGTGCGTAGGTTCCGTGACGGGTTTATTCAATTACTTTACGGCAAGGCAGTCTACTTCCGCAATTTTGGAGATCTGGAAACACCAAGCCCAATTGCCGCTCAAGAAGATCGACCAAATGAAATTATCCATTTAAAGAAATATACTCCAATGAATAACTACTACGGAGTCCCAGACATTATTGCAGCACAACAAGCGCTGGCAGGAAATGAATTTGCTGGCAGATATAACCTAGACTACTTTGAAAATAAAGCGGTCCCAAGATATATTATTACAGTAAAGGGAGCAAAGCTTTCCCCAGAGTCAGAAAGAAAACTGCTTGAGTTTTTTCAAGTTGGCCTTAAAGGTAAGAATCACAGATCCCTGTATATCCCACTTCCAGCGGATACACCAGACTCAAAAACAGAATTTAAAATGGAGCCAATTGAAGCAGGAGAGCAAGAGTCTTCATTTAATATCTATCGTAAGTCTAATAGAGATGAAATTCTTTTAGCTCACCGTGTTCCAATTAGCAAGATAGGTATCCCAGAAGGAATCAACTTAGCGGCTGCCAGAGACGCAGACAAAACATTTAAAGAGCAGGTTTGCAGACCTTCACAAGATAGACTTGAAAAGAAATTAAATTATTTAATTGCAGAAAAGACAGACGTTGTACAATTAAAATTTAATGAATTAAGCCTTACTGATGAAGAAACCCAAAGCCGTATTGACGAAATTTATTTAAGAATGCAGGTAATAACTCCAAACGAAGTTCGTATTAGAAAGAATATGACAACGGTTGACGGAGGGGACGAAATGGTAGATTTAAAGCCACAGCAGGTGGCTGACCAGAAAGCAAAATCCACTGGAAATAAAAAGCGAG